TAAAAAATTCATTTAATTCTTCATTGTTTACTGATCCACTTGTGTCAACACCAACAAGAATATGATTTTTAAACTTAATTTTTAAACCGGGACTACCAGAATAACGTTTGTTATACTTGCGTCTTAATTTTTTAGTGTAGACTATACTAGAATTACCAACAAATCTTTTTAAATAACCTTTCCAATCAAATTTAGCCGGTTCTATGTGAAATAATCTTTCAATTAAATCTTTAAATTCACCAGGTATACTTCCTTGTTTTTTAACAGTTGTTTCAGCAGCATCTTTTAACTGATGCTCTACTTGTTTTTGCAATAATTTTTTATCTGGTTCAGACAAATCATCAAATTCATTCCACGTACTGTGACAATATTCTGATTCACCGTCCATTTTATCCATTAAATCATTTAATGCAGGACATGTTCCATCTTCTTGTGCTTGTTTTAAAAGTTTATAATATTCTTTTGTACCTGCTTTTTTAGGAAGGTTTAATTCAGGAAAACTAGATAATAATAATCCTCCTTCTGGTAACTTGCTAATGTCTATGTACTGATTAATCTCCAAATCTGCAGCTATGTTAAACAATTTATGATCAGAATACAAATCTCTCATTATTAAATGACCAAAAGCAATATGTAAAAGCTCATGCTTTATTAATCCAACACGATGTGGTTTACTTAAGTTTTCATAAAACTCAGGGTTTATAGTCAATTGCATACCAATACCGTGCTTACTAACTCCTGCTGTAGGAATTTGATCAGTAAACTTTTTATTAATACCAATTAGAAAAAGCCCATAAAAGGGCTCTGTTAAAATTAATTCTTTAGTTGTTTTAGCAACTAAATCTTGTATGTTATCCATAATATTATACTTTCATTATTTCATATAGTATATCCACATATATTGTTTTGCTACTATTTTCTTTTATATAATCAAATAAATTAATACCTACTAAAACGTTATACGGCCAGTCAATGCCTAATGAACTTCCTTTTAAAAATCTTTTTCTTTCATCTAATGATAAAGACTTAACTAACAAACGATCAATTATTTTTTTATCATTAAATTCTAAGTTATTTAAATTAGAAATTGCAACTGCATAGTCTTCATCAGAACCATTTAATAAGTCTCTTAACCCAAAAAACTGATCAAGTGTTATATCATTCATCTTTTAATATTTCTATCCACACACCCGGTTTTTCTTTATCATATTTATATTGTTCAAATGCTGGTATAATAAATTCAGCATTGTCATCTTCAATCCACCCATACTTAACCATGTCATCTTGCACTGTCTGTGCAGGATTTAAATAATCAAACTTATGGCGACTACCTCTAATAAATTCAAAAGATATTTTAACCGGAAGTTTATGCTTTTTGAGTTCTTCTTTAAACTCTTCAGTATATTCAGTATAAATGTCTTTAGTTGCTTTCCTGTAATTCATAACAGCTTTACTAGCAATAAAGTATTTACCTGTCCATCTTCTTCCATTTTTACTAGAAGGAACGTTTCCTGGTATCCACCATTTTTTATTTTCCATAATCTTCAATTATTTCTACATCAGTCCATGCTGCTAAATGTACTACTTCACCATTATCTCTGGTGCAGTAACTATACATTCCATCTATAGATCTAAAATTAAGTTCTTCTCCTTCATCAACTGGTGGAGCTCCGGGTGGTACTTTATCTTGAGTAACCACTTTTATTCTACTATTTCTAGGTACGTGATATAATTCCATTTTATTTATTTAAAGTTTCTTTCAATAAAGGTTTTAGCATTTTATGTACTTCATTCAACCCATAGTTTTTTATAGAATCAGATATATCTTTAGATATAGATAATGCACAACCGTGTAAACCATATAAATCTTTATATTTTTCTATAGCTTCAAAACCTGCTTGATCATTATCAAAAAGAGTTATTACTTTTTTGTATTTTTTTTTAAGATGTTCTATAATATGAGGTTTAATCATAGTATTTTCACTGTCTGGTGCTAATACTTCTACATTATAACCCATTCCTTTTAAGCATAAAGCATCTTTTAAAGATGAGCATATAACTAAGTAAGGTTTATTGTATTTAAGTTGATCTATACCCTGCAAATAGGATTTAGCTTTGTAAAACTTATATTTTTTACTAAAGGGTTGATATATTTTATATACTTCACCATTCTTATCAAAGTATCCATAACACCATTTGCTACCACATCTTAAATTTTCTATTTTGTCAGAATTTTCTTTAACTAGAGTATAATACTCAATAGGTTTAACATTAAATTCATCTAATATAGTTTTACCAATTCTAAAAGACAGCCAATATTTCTTGTCTGTTATAGTCCAACTTCTTTCTTTAATATAATTTATTACCCATTTTGATTCAGGTTTAAAATCTATTTTTTGAACACCATTAGTTTTTACAAACATATTATAATCCTTAACTATTTTTCTACTAGCTTCTGGATATTCTATATTAAACATTAACTTAACTAAATCTACTTTATTACCATTCTTTCCTGTTGAAAAGTCTTTAAACTTATACTGCATAATAGTTTCATTAACATATATACAAAAACTTGGAGTTTTATCATTAGGATTAAATATAGATTTAATTTTAATGTTTTGTCCAGTAAGTTGTTCAGGAAGATTTAAATAATATTGAAATACCCATGTGCTTGGTATATTGCGTTCATCTAGTACTATATTTTTAGTATTAAACATATAAATTAAAGTTATTTAAAAAAAGGCTTAGCATTACACCAAGCCTTTTTTTTAATTAAGATTCTTACAATTCAAAATCATCACCTGTTGCAGAAGCTGGTTCAAAACCTGATGTAGGTAGTACATCTTTTTTAACTAATGCTCTATAGTGAGTCTTATCACTAGGATTATAAGTAATTAATCTAGAATTTTCCACACCCAATGCTTCAATAGGAACACCCGCTTTACTTAATTTTGGTAAATACAAGTCATTATTTACATAACCTTCTTTGTTTTCCCATTCACGAGTTGCAAAGCACATGTTTAAATATGTTGGTCCTGATAAAACAGCACCGCATTGACTCATAAAATCTTCAATTGTATTTGCTTGAATAGCATCTAATTCTTTTCTTTTATCTAATTGTTCTGATAAAAAAATCATTGCTTTCATTACTTCAGTATCTCTACTAATTTCACTACCGTTAGGTAATATGGCATCTTTATATGGGTATGGTGCAAATCTAATTCTTCCTACTTGACCTTGATAACGTGGTCCATTAGGGTTATTTGGGTCTACTAAAAAACCTTGAAATTCTCCATCCATAGGTTGTGATTCTACATGTAACATAATATTAAATGCATCAGCTGCATATGGTGTTACATCAAATGTAATAGAGTTAATTTTTACTACATTGTTTCCTGGTCCAATTACTGGTTTTTCTTTGCCGCTTCCCGCAGACATTCCACTTGTGTTTAACATAATTTAATTTATTATTAGTTTATTAATTACTCTTCATATTTTTTCATACAGTCTTTTACATACTGCAGGTTGTTTGGAATGAAGAGATCTTCAAACATACCTTGTGGTGATTTACATGTGTTCTCACCATTGTTTTGAGTTTCAAAACCATAACTAAGTTCACCATCATCATTTTTATTTACCTTTCCAAATAATACTATTGAAAATAAGCCTTCCAAAGTTAAAGTATTGTCTATCATTTTACCAATAGTTTTTGCTTTTACTTTTCTATTTCCATTTAAATCAGTTGTTTCTTCAGAGTGTGTTAAGAAAATTACAGTTAAATCATCTCTTAAATCTTTAGGTAATTTAGCTACCATAGCAAGATTAGATGCAATTTGTGTAAATTTATCATATCCTTTTTCATGTGCTCTATCAAAATATTCAAAAGAACTCATGTATTGCCAATCATCTACTATAATAGTTTTAATATGACCTAGTTTATCATTAACATGTACCATAGCTTTAACAATACCTTGTGCGGTTGATGTGGTTGTTAAATTGCCTTTTGGATTTTCTTTATTTATCTGTTTATATGAGCTTTTCCAACCTTTAAATGGTAAAGGCTTATTTGCAATGTTTATAATAAAAGTTTCATCTGGATTTAAATCTCTAATAGCTGTGGATTTTCCAGTTCCTGAATCCGCTATGACTAATACGCTTTGTGCCATTCTTATTTAATTAATTTAGTTATTACTTTAGTTAGAGTTATTAATGTTTGATTTATTTCTTCTAGTTTATTTACTAAACTTGAAGAAGGTGTTTCATCTGGATTTGTTAATTCAAAAAGTGTTTCTTGTAAGTTTTCCGTTACTATATTTGAAGTAGAAAACTTTTTCTTATCCCTACTTGTAATATCACTAATAACTTTTAATTCACTTACAGGTATTAAATGTCTTTGAAACCCTGAATTGCTTGTTATTAATTCATATTCACTTTTCCAATGAGGATTGTATTTTATCAAATATAATGTTCTTTTTGAATCTTCAATCTCATAATCTATACTAACAAATTCTGTATAAATATCTTGGTCTTTTTCTAATTCACTAGGAAAAAATGATACATGGAGTTCATCTTTACCAGATGGTCTATAAGCCATCTTAGGTATATATAGTACATTATTTTTACCTTCTGTTTGAAAATAAAATTCATGTTCTTTTTTTAAATTAGCAATTCTTTGCTTTCTTTCTGTTGGTGTTATTGCCATTTTTTAATAATTATTAATTATCTTCTTTGTTGTTGATCTGGTGTTTTCATTTCTTCTATTTGCATTTGTTCAAACTTAGCTTTAAAGAAACTCATTCTAGCATCACCATTTCTAGCTTTTAAGAAATGTAATACTAACGTTCTATCATTTTCTATAATATATCTGTCAGGACCATAGAATTTAATCTTTTGCTTAGCTGGTCTGTTAATACCTATTAACATATCTGCATGTTGAAGCATTGCATCTGAGCCAAATATATCTGACTCAAGTATATAGTTACCATATTTACCATCTATAGCCCTATCCGGGTTATCTATATTCCTATTAAGTTGTGATAATGCTATAAATAAAACTGGATAATCTCTTTTACATTGTGTAAAGAACTCACCTAATTCAAACATCATATCTAATGTATTATTTTGATATGGAGCTCTTTTAACAAGCATTGTATGATCTAAAGTTATTATAGTTTTTTTACCTTTATGTAAGTTCATATACATGTCTATTTGTTCACGCATTTGGTTAACAGTTAAAGGTGTACTAACTATATCTACAGGATTTTTTACTCTTTCTTTAGCATATAATAAACACTTATTTAG